TTATTTAGCTAAAACCAAATTATTTAACACTTTAATTGCATCTACTTTATTATCCTGAGTTAAATGAGTATAAATATTTAGTGTTGTTTCAATTTTGTTATGCCCTATCAGACTACTTATAACCTTTATAGGTACATTTTCTTCAAAGAGACGAGTAACAAAGCTATGTCTAAATACATGCATACCTGATTTATTGATATTTGCTTTATTACACACGATATCCATTGATCTTCTAAGATTTTTAGGAAACATATATGTTCCTGCTTTACTGCAAAATACAATATTATGATCGTCAAATCCTTTTTGGAATCGCTTCTTTTTCATTTCTTTTAAGAGATCAATACATCTATTGGTTAGTGGAATTAACCTATTAGCTGATTGAGTTTTTGGTGTATCTTGTACTTTAACTACAAGTTTTTCCTTAACTTTGTCTTTGACACTTATAACAGTTTTCGATATCTTTACTTCGCCCTTTTTTAGATCAATGTCATTCCAGTTTAATGCTAATATTTCTCCACTTCTAGCTCCTGTATCTAAAGCAAAAATAAATAACTCATAAAATGAACTTTCTTTTGCTTTAGTCTCAAACCTATTTTGTTCTTCTCTTGTAAATGCTTCAACTTGTTTTTGTTTAGGTCTTGGGAGTTGTAAACCATCACATGGATTTTCATTAATAAGCTTATTTTTAATTGCTAACTTAAATGCTGGATTTAAAATATTCTTGATTTTCTGTAATGTAGATGTTGAATAACCTTCTCCAAAATTATAAAGCTTATTTATAAAATCTTGTATATGTATGGGTTTAATATCTTTTAGCTTGTTATCTCCTATTTTAGGGTTAATAATGGTATCTATAAGCGTTCTATATAATTCTAGTGTCTGTTGTTTTAAACTTGTAATTTTATAAGTATTCAACCATTGATTAAGCCATTGTTTTAATAGCATTCTTGAAGGTTCATAATAGACTTCATCATATACTTGTGCTTGAAGTTTAATCATTTCTTTAGCAACTTCTCCCTCAGTATTGCCATAAACACACTTTCTAATCATTTTTCCATTAATATCTCTTCCAACATTGACTCTTCCCATATATTTTCCACTTGGTTTATGATAAGTAATAGATCCTGTATTATTGTTTCTTTTATTCATAACATTTCACAACCTTTCATATTTTTGGGTTATTCATCCATTCAATAAAGGAACTCTTGGTAATAACAAATTTTTTACCAAGCCTTATCGAAGGAAAATTTTTTGAGTGAAATAACTCATATGCCTTTCCCAAACATATTCCAATTATTTGTGAAACGTCATTTACTGTAAGAAATAAAGGTAAATCTTCAATATTATTTATGTTTTCAAGGTTCATAAGCACTCCTCCATTTTACATTATTAAGGTTATTCAATCAATACAAAAAAGGTAGTGCCTTTAATCGGCACTACCCAAATTTTTCAATAAAATACTTGTTTTAAATTAAATCTTAAAAAATAAAAACATAACGAAAAAACCACCTCAAAAAGGTGGTTTTTTAAAGTTTATATACCATAGGATTATTAGCAATTCACATAATGTGTTGTTAATAATTTAGTCCTATGTGAATGCACAAAGTGCATAAAAGTCTTATTGATAATTTAATTTTATCACTATTATTATATTCAGTCAACTATTTTTTGATTCCTATTAATAATTTGATTTTTTCTTCAATCTCTACTCTTTTGTCAACATTATCTATTGAACACACATATTTCTTTAATCTATTTTTACTTATAGATTTTAAATGTTCTAGTTTAATAATTGATTTTTTAGATAAATCATTATGATCAATTTCTACATGTGTTTTCATTAATCTTTTTTGATTTCCATTAACATCAAGTATATCAGTAAGTGGAACTATAATTACTGTATTACTATCAGAATTAAAAATTTGATTTTGTAATACAAGTACTGGTCTATTAGTGCCATTTTGTTCACTTCCAACATTCTTTCCTAAATTTGCTTCATAAATAGACCATTTATAAATTAATCTAGGTTTTTCTTTGGTTCTATTTGATTTTCTATAAACTTCTTGTCTAGTTTTTTCTTGTTGAGATAAATTTATCTTCTTTGAAGTCCAATTTAATATAGGAATAGCAATATCAACATTTAAAGCATTTACATTACTTTTAATTTCTGTTAATAAATTATTTACAATATCTTTTTTTGTAATTCTATTTGCCATTATTTCTCCTCCACTCAACAAAATACTACCTAATTATATCATATTATGACAATTAGGCAAATATTTTGTAAAATGTGAAGGTTGTTGTTACTATTAGTATATGTTGGGTTTGGAGATTTGTTACTTCTTAAACTTGTTAGCTGTCTTTGTTATAAGATGGTTAGTGGTTTTATTTTAATAATTGTTGACTTATTATAATATTGTATAGTCATATGTTACTGTCATACTGTGCTGATCATCTTTTATAATTGGGGTGTCTAGGTTTAACATTTTTTAAACTTGCTTGCAGCCTTTACTATCAACCAGTAAACATCTTTATCTTTACTTGCTTTATCAATCCACTTCTTTTTATCTGTAATTATATTCACTGTCTTTTCCATAAGTATATTAATAGCATTTTCAACATCTGGATTTATCAATTCTGTTTCATTTTCATAACATTTTAATTTTCCAAACACATTAAAACTAGTAAATAATTGAGTGTTAACAACCCCATAAAACGTTGATCTTGCGTGCAAAACACGATTGTTTCCTAAATATATTCCTATATGTACTATTTCATTTGTACCTTTAGTAAAACATAAGTCTCCAACTTTCAATTCAGCTTTAGTAATAGGTTTGCAGAGTTTATCATAAATACCTTGAGCAGTATAATCTTCTGAAGGTTTTATTTTGCCATCTTTCTTAAGTGCATATAAAATTAGATCCGAACAATCCCCACTATATTTTCCAATCCATTTTTCGGTGCTGTACCCATTAAAATAATAATGCTGTTTACCAAAATTATTAATTAACCTTTGTAATTCCTTGGAATCTAGCACCTTCTCAAAATTGCCACCCCATGCGTAGCCTTGTCCTAATTTACTATTTGCATAGTTTATAAAATCTTTTAACATATTAACACCTTCTTTAAATTTTACCTAAAACTTTTAAAACTAAAAGAATTATAGATGCTATAATTCCACCAGTAATTAAACTTGGAATAGCTTTACTTGTAAACCATCCTAATACATCTGTAAAACCTCTTTTACTTAATTTGGCAACCATGTTTTCTATATTCTTTAAAGTTGTAGCCATTGTATTTAATTTCTCGTTTACAATTCCATTACCAACTTTAATTTCTGTAATATCTGCTTCAACTTTGTCTTGCCTTGTTTCTAATTTATCTATTCTTTTTTCTAATGCTTCAATTTCAGTACTCATTTTAAAAACCTCCAATTATTGAAAAATCTTTTTAAATGTTTCTAATACTATTTGTACAAAAGTTTTCTTTGGTTCTGGTGGAGGAATAGGTGGAATAGGTGGTATTGATTGATTTGCCATAATTATTGACCTCCCTTAATTGATTGATTCATTTTCATATCATTATTTTGAATTGATTGTGAATAATTTTGATTAAAATAATATTTTGCAATATTACTTTCTTTAATAGAATTAGAAATTGTAAAAAATCCAACCATTATTGTTACACATATTAGCAATGTAAAAATTATACATTTTAAAATATTTACAAACATTTCATATGTGTTAAAGATTTTTTCTGTTTTTTGTAGTACTGAATTTACTGCATCTAATACTTTCTCGTTTAATTGTTCCATGTTTAACACCCTTTCCAAAAAATAAAAAGCATAATCCCAATTAAGAGACTATGCTTTATTTTTATAGGTGTATTAATATATACACCATTTCCTGTTATGGTTTCCTGAAATATATAAGTACAAAGCACAGGTATTCAGGAAATACCATTCATCAAGTTGTACATACTTGATTTAGTGCTTTGCTTGTTTAGTTTAACATATTTAATTAATTTAATCAATAATTCATTATGTTAAATATTATGTTAATTCAAAACATTCTGCACAAAAATACATTGGATTATTTGTACCTCTAAATAAAGAAAATCCATTATAATCTCTTTCTGGACTAACCCTTACTCTAATAATATCATTTACATTTAATTGAACACTTGCTGATACAGTTTGATATATTGTAGTGTTAAATTCAGGATCATAATCAATATTTAAGATTGTATTAGTTGTACCTCTAGTCATTATTAACTGTGTTTTAATACGATAGTTACTGTCTTTCATTACTATATCTATATCTACACTTGCACTTATCCTATATTTACCTGCAACTTTACATGTAATACAATCAGGTTGAGATATATCAAACATTCCATGCGTATCATAATCTGTACCTGTCCATGGTACATAAATTCCTACACCATTATTATATGAAATAGGTACAGTTGTTCCACTTGCTTTTACTTTTACATTAGGTAAAGTAATTATATTATTTATAGCTTCATCTATTTTATCTAAATTACTATTATAATCTTCTCTTTTAAAAAATAAATCTGTACCATCAGGCTTTTTTAATCCTAAGTTTGTTGTTAGACTAGACATTATTCGTCCAACTCCCTTCTTCAATTTCAGTCCATGTTAAATTTAAATTTTCAATTTGATCCCATGTTAAATTTAAAGATTCTACATTATTCCAATTAATTGTTTTAAATTGTATTTCTAATCCTAAATGTGCAGGTTTTCTTGTCACAATATAATTATAGAAATCACTATACTCTGAAGGTGGAGAATAATAATCTAAAAATGTAATAACTAATGTAGAATTTAATAGTCCAACATTAATTTGACCATAATTAAAAGCTTGTGCTAATTCTTGAATACGAGTAGCATTTAATTTATTTAAACCTATCAGATAACTTTTTATAGTTCCTCGTCTATCATTTAAATTTGTATCACTTTTAGGATTAATATTGAGGATATTTTTTTCCCATCTATTTAATCCATAATTTGTTGCGGTATCAATAAACATTTCATTTTTAATATCTTCTTTACTATCATTAATATCTTCAAATTCTGGTGATTCTGCTTGTAATATAGAATCAATTTCCAAAATTTCATTAAATTCATTAGGTAAATATTTTTTCATTTTTTCGTATTGATCTGACAAGTAAATCACCTCTTTATGTAGATTCAGTTAATGTTAAACTGTTTAAATTCGGTATTTCTTCTGTTAATAATGTTATATCTGAATTTCCACCATTTAAAGTTAAAGAAACTATACTTTCTATTTCATTTAAATTTGTCAATACTGTACCAATGGTGAAATAAGAAACAACATTCTTTTTATAGGAAATTTCATTTCTAAAATAGTTTCCTATTGCTAATTGTGTAGCCTGTTGAGCTTGTGTTAACGTATAACCTTCAGCAACATTAACAGTTGCAACTATATTAATATTCTTATAAGTTGCTGTTGTTACTGTTACTATTGCTCCTATTGGTGCTACACCTTCACCTAGTCCTTCTTTATTTGGATCTAAAAATTCCTGAAATGAATTAATTAATTCTGTAGATGCAATATCATTGTTTGAGTTTAAAATAGATACTTTCACTGTATTATTTCCATTCCATATTGGAAAAACTTTAACATTACCTATTCCAGAATATTCATTTGCCCATTCTACATATTGAGCAACATTTCCATCTTTTTCAATATTTTTAACTTTAGAATAATATCTTTGTCTTAAACTATTATCATCTTCTATATCTTCACCCAATATTAATATTTCAGTTAAATTTGCTGTTTGAAGTCCTTCTATATATGAAATTGGAATTAATTGTCCTGTAACAGTATTTCCTATAGAACCTGCTATTTCACATTGCATTTTATATTGACCATTTGCTATTTTTTCTATAGCTATAAAATTTACGCTTGAATTTACTGCTGTAAATCTACTACCAATATCAATATCTAATGCTGATCCTTCTGTACCTGTAAACACACCCTTTTGAATTGTTTTACTTGCTGAAATTCTTGTTATTCCAATTTCAGAACATTTTTTATCTAAATATATATTTTCTGCTGTATCTGCAAAAGCATTATTTAAAATTAAATCTAAATCTATATAAGATTGTGCTAATTCTGCTGCTGCTGGTGCAAGTGCATCATATATTATACTTCCTTGTCTCTTATCTATTGTATTGGGTACTCTATCAAGCATATTAGTCAATATTACTTCATATGATTTACCTTCAAACATTTACAACCACTCCTTCTATAGTAATATCACCTTCTGTTGTATTCGCAGTAAAAGATACAACAAATACACTTGATTCTGAATTATTTATAATAAAATCAGATAATGATATTATTCTATCATCTGCTGTTAAAGCTTCTGTAAATACTCTTTCTAATTCTGCTGAAACAAATAAAGGATCTTTTCCAATTAATCCTTCTAATTCAATACCATAATTCCAATCATAGATGGCATACTGAAATCTTTCCGTTTCAATTATTTTATATATTGCCTGTTTCATGGCTTGTTTTCCATCTACATAACCAGTTATTCTTTTATTTGTAGTATCCCAATAATATGTTAAAGTAGGTTGGTTAACTACTTCTATATCTTCACCAATATTAATATCACTACTAGGTATTATTGCCATCATTACACCACCTTTGACAATACAATAAATTTTTGTCCTTTTTCTACTCTCAATAAAATAACTTTATCATTAATTTGTAAACCTTCATTTATTGTAATTTCCTGTGAATCTACTGTAATTTTCTTTTCAATTACATTAGATGTAAGAATTATTACACTTTCAGGTAATTCTAATTTTTGATCTATTTTAATCCTTAATGGTGATATACTTGTGACTTCACCATGTGTATAATCTGTTAATTTCATAGTTTCCAATCTATTTGTAATTATATCTTGAATCTGTGGTAAAAACATTGTATATCACCATCCTTAAATAACCCTTAATTCTAAATTCATTGTATAATCATTGTTTGAAAATGAATGAGTTGCTTTTTCTATAAGCATAAATTGATTTAAAACAATATCACCTAGATTTAACTTATTTATAAAAATAGAAAATCCTGCTCTAGCTCTAACATCACCAATAACAGGAATTGACAATTTTCTATTAACTCTATTGTATAAAGACAATGATTTATTTGCTCTTTCAATAATTTGTGCTTCATTTAAACTATCATCTACATTTTCATAATATTGTAACTTACCCCATTTTGCTATAGTGCTACTATCCTTAACAATATAAACCTCTCTACTACCACCAGATTTATCTTTTTTCACAAGTTTAATCTGATTATATGTATCATTAATTGAACTTGAATAATCAAAATCAATTAAATTTGTTTGACCATCTATAATTAAATCTGTTTTAAGATTTTCAACATTTCTTAAATCCAGCTTTCCAAAATTATCAAATAAAACATATAATTTTTTCGTAGATAATAATGTTAAATCATTTGCTTTATATATGATATCTAATAAGGATTGATTATCTTCTACCATAGAAGGAATTACATAACCTGTATCATCTATATTACCTGTTTTCAATTCCCAATCATTAGCAATTTTAATTAAAACTTCACTTGCTTTTTTGTTTTGAAATACATATGTTTCTTTATTTTTTAGATATCTTAATTGATCACAAGCTACAACTTTTATTACATTATCTTTATTTCTACTTTTAGAAAAAACAAATCCATAAAATATGTTATTCCCATGGTATTTAAATCTAACAATTGAACCTTCATAAAATGATAGTTCTCCATTTGGAATAATACTAAATTCAAGATTACTTGCTTCTCCTAATCTTTCTGTACTCCAAGTAATTGTACCTTCTACTATATCCGAAATATCATATATATCACTATTGGTATTATCTTGTATTAATAATTCTATATTATCCAA